TTTATCTCAATAGTTTCATAATGATGAGTGTCATTAATTTTATCGTAAGTTCCATACTTATCTAATAAGTATTGATCAAAATTATATTGAGTCATTGGCCATTCTGTTTGAATGTTAATAATATTATTTGCTGCTAAAACTAACCAATCAAGATTAGATTCCCCGTATACTTTGAATGCAACGTTGTCAGGTCTATCATCACCTTCAACTTGATACTTGGTGAACACCGTCAGGTCTTGAAATAGATCTTCTCTAAGACTACCCTTTTTAAATAAATTTTTTACTGGAATATAATCTGATATGTTAGCATCGGGAAGTCTGCTAACATAATCAAGATTAGGAATTTTGTTGAAGTAGTTTGACATCTTAGAATCCGATTTCTATTGCATCACCAACACCATACTCATCATTAAATACTGGTTCAAGTTCTTTCATCTGCATTGATATTTTATATGCAGTCATAAAACCATCTTGAAGGGTTGAATAATTTGCTTGGGGAGTGTAATCAACATTGAAGTTTGTCATCGCACACTCTTTCATCTTTCCTATGTATGGATGATCCTTGCTTCCGTCACCATTAAGGACATAATGAACTTGAAATACATGTGGAGATAGTAAGAACAGATTTGATTCTGATCTAATTGCTGCCATCCCCTGCTTAAAGAATTTAATAATTTTAATAACTTCTTCTCCTTCTTTCTGACTTCTAGGTATGAGATCAAAACTAAATTGAAATCCTCTAAGAACAGGTTTATCAAACAATAATTCAAGGTTAGGATTAAAAATCATACCAGTTGATCTGGTCATTAAATTTTTAACTCCAACTGCTTTCCCAGCAAAAGTTTCTTTGATTGCTTTCTGCACTACCTCAGAATTATTTCCTAATCTTCCTACAAGTGCATCTGCTGCATCTGTTCCACTTTCACCACTTGTTCCAAGCATACCTCTTGCTAAAGCTCCCGCTTGAATTGCCACCTCATCCATCGAATTGCCTGCCCAATCGCAACCATTTTCATCTTTGATACCACCTGGTATGGGTAAACTTACGGATCCAAGTATAGTTCTACCAGGTGGAGCTCCGTTCGGTCCTACTCTTGCACGATCAGCAAAACCAAATCCTCCACCACCAGCACCACCACCAACTTTCTTTGGTTTATACTCTAAAAGAGTAAACTTCATAAAGTCTTGAGATTGATTTCTATCTAATGGATAACTATGGTCACCAAAAGATCCAGGACCTTTTCTTGTATTAGTTCTTGCAGCTGCCGCTTCACTGTTTATTAATGCTTCTGCTTCTTTATTTACTAGATCAATACCTTGTTCTGCTCCTTGAGCCGCAGAATCTTCTGCAGATTGATTTGGATCTGTTAACGCTGTTGTGCGATCTGGATCGAACAGCTGTTCTGTTCTGAGTTTTGCAGTTGTGTCATCAACTCCTAATTTTCTCTGTGTCCTATTTGCAGTTGCTTTTGCCTGTTGAACTAATATTTTTTGACCTTCATCACTTAAAAATTCCTTAGCAGCATCCCCTTCAAATACATCACTAAATCCATCGGGAAACAATCCACCTAAAGCAGTGCCCTCATGAGGAACGAAATCTTCTCCAGGTTTTTTAGTTCCCAACTTAATGTCATTAAGAACTCCCAGAGGATTTACCCTGTCCTCATAGTAAGTTGTTTCCCCAGTATCGGCATCGACGACAGCATAAACCTTTTTACCCGCAATCTCAAAGGTATTGTCGCTGCCTTTCCCCCCGTATGTTGCCATTACACACTATCTTTTTATCTATTTAGCACAAATTTTCCATATTGTATGGAGTTTAACTCATCAAGTTCATCTCTCTGTACGATATAAACTTGACCATTAATTTCATCCCAGGTATACTGTCTATACTTCCTCCAGTGAAAGTTAAACCCACGGAATCCCCATTGGAATAGTTCTGTTACCAAGACTAAAGGATGTTGATCGTATCTTATTCTGGGAGTTTTTGCTTGGTATAAAAATGTGCAAAGAGTTCCGGGATCAGGGACAGGAGTAACGGTATCATTGAGAGCATCCATGATCAGTATCATCTGATCTTCAGTGTCCATGGTCTCATTTAATTTTGTGAGTATGGGTTCGATACGGTTCATCTGATTCCGAGTTCTTTCTCTGTGATTATTTTGAATTCAATTCTTCTATCAGCACAGAACTCAACAGCAGCTTTCCATTTTGCTTGGTTGACTGCATAGGTTGTACACTCACGTATCAAAGTTTTCTTTTGCTTTTTACCTGGCACTGGTGGTAGAGTTTCTCTTTTTGGTTTTACTTCTACCACATAAGTTTTAATTGTACCTGTACTCTCCTTGACTTTAATAATAAAGTCTGGGTAATACTTATGAACTCGTCGATCGACTGGAGACACATATGGAATGTAAAACTCCTCACTACCCCACTCAAGAATATTTTCGTTTAGATCACAGTAACGACAAAACTTTCGCTCCCAACTACTACGGCAGATAATATTTTCAACATTACCTTTATATTTCTTTGGATGCGAAGGTTTGTATTTACTTTTTATGCTTTCTCCCATACATAGTATATAAGGTAAAAAACTATTTATAGATGCCTAGCGTAAAAACAGTTGATGATATTAAGTCATCAATACTAAGACCATCAACAACATCACATTTTCTAGTAGAGTTTGCTTTGCCATCTGGGGGAGCAACGGGAGCTGATGCTTTCACTCAGAAACTTAAGTCTGCTGGTATTACATTTGGTACTAGTCAAGAAACACTAAACTTACTCTGCTCTGAGGCAGTTCTACCAGGATCTAGTGTTGCGACTATGGAAATTAATAATGATCATACGGGTGTGACTGAAAGGCACGCACATAGGAGATTTTTTGATGACAGAATTGACTTTACTTTTTACGTTGATGTGGAAAATTATCTACCTATCATATTCTTTGAGACTTGGATTGACTTTATAACTGGAGCAGGAACTACTGGGGACTTTGTATCTGCTGATCGCAACACCCGTGGTAGTAAAAACTATTACTATAGGATGAATTATGCAGATGATTATACTGCTGATAGAGGACTCAAAGTATATAAGTTTGAGAAAGACTACGGAAAAAAGGCTAAAAATCCACTGAACAATCCGCAATGGAATCCCACGGGACAATATCTAGAGTATGAATTTTACAGGTCATTCCCATTATCAATTAATTCAATGCCAGTCTCCTATGAGGCAGCAAATCTTTTGAAGTGTACCGTCTCCATGAATTATATTCGCTATACTGTTAGAAGGTCTGGCGATCCTAGCATTGCTGCAGATTCTCCAACAGGATCATCTCAATCTCCTCCAGCAGCATCTCCAGTACAAAAAATTCAAACCGCACAAAACGCTAGTGCATCACTAGGTGGTAGCACTAACGGACCTGGGACTCAATTCGCTGATAGAGATAGTGCTAGTGGAGGTAGTTCTGTAAATGATGGATCATTATTACTTCCTGATGGAAGCCCTGCTTATGATTCAAGCGGAAACCTACGCTCCATGTTTTAATTCCTAAACACGCACTAAATAATCATACTGAAATAATACTTATAGGATATTATGCCTTTACCAAAGATTGCCACACCAACATATGAACTTGAGTTGCCATCAACCGGAGAACCAATTCAATATAGACCTTTCCTGGTAAAAGAGGAAAAGATTTTAGTCATTGCTCTGGAGAGTGAAGATACCAAACAGATTACTACTGCCATCAAAGGTGTTATTAAGAACTGTATTAAGACAAAAGGTATCAAAGTAGAACAACTCCCTACATTTGATATTGAATTTCTCTTCCTAAACATCCGTGGTAAATCGGTTGGTGAAGAGATTGAACTCAATATCGTTTGTCCTGATGATGGAGAAACTGAAGTTCCTGTCTCAATTAATATTGATGACATTAAAATTCAGAAAGATGATGAACATGATAATAAGATTAAGATTGGTGATGACTTGATGATGGTCATGAAGTATCCTTCTTTGGAACAGTTTATTAAAAACAACTTTGACTTTGAAGATAAGAATGCGATGGACCAATCATTTGATTTGATTGCATCTTGTATTGAATCTATTTGTAGTGAAGAAGAAGTATGGGCAGCAGGAGATTGTACCAAGAAAGAAATCAATGAGTTCCTTGAGTCTATGAACTCGTCGCAGTTCAAAGGTATTGAGAAGTTCTTTGAGACAATGCCTAAGTTATCGCATACTGTTTCTGTGACTAACCCTGCTACTAAAGTTAAGAGTGATGTTGTACTTGAGGGACTAGCAAGTTTTTTCGCGTAGGTATGGTTCATATGAATCTTGAATCATACTTAAGATTAAATTTTTCCTTGATTCAGTACCATAAATACTCATTAACGGAGATTGAAAATATGATACCATGGGAACGTGATATCTACGTCGCTTTATTACAACAACATCTTGAAGAAGAGAAACTAAAGCATCAGCAATCGAATGGCATCTAGGACTAGCACCGATCCAATAGAAATACTCTTAGAGATGGGTGTAGACCTGGATAATCTCTCCGAAGAGGAGGATTATCTTAGTGCCTTGATGGAGGCAGTCAATACATTACAAATTAAAAATGCTGGTGATGATCGTATAGGTCCTCTTCAGCAAGAAATAAGAAAGGTAAGACAAAAAAGAAAAGCAGCAGACCCTAAGTTCAAAGCAAGAAAGACAAAGATATCCGCAGATGCCTTTAAGAAAGGAACTGCATCTGAAGTAAGAGATAATGTAAAAACCGGAGTAATAGATCCGTATAAATTAAAATTTGATTCAGTTGAGGTTGGACTAAAACCAAAAGCACTACCCACTAGTGCGATAGTTGCCTATCAGGCACCTGAAGCAGAAGAAGATACTAAAGCGAAGACAAAGAAAAAAGAAAAACCGACAAATCTTTTAGAACAAATCGCCAAGTCGGTTACTAATATTGCCGATACACTTAAGGATCAATATAATTTAAAGAAGAAATCGGGTGAGTTTGATAGAAAGAAAGCACAGAGAGATAAGAGAAAGCTTAATGAAAGTAATTTAGAGAAAGGATTCTCTGCATTATTTAAGACAGCACAAAAAATAATTGCACCTGTCAGAGGAATTTTTGATAAGATATTTGGTTTCATTGCAAATATATTAATTGGAAAGTTTCTAGTTAAACTGATAGGTTGGATATCCAAACCAGATAACCAGAAGAAATTAAAAAATATAATACAATTTCTAGGTAAACATTGGCCTAAGTTATTATCATTATATCTTGTATTTGGTACTGGACTAGGAAGATTTATCTTTAGTCTTACTAAAACTTTAATTGGTGGAGCAGTAAAACTTACTGTTGCTATTGCAAAACTTTTAGCAGCAAAAAAACTAGTCGGTGGTCTGGGTGCTAGAAAATTTGCACGACTACTTGGTGGTAAAAAAGGAAAATTTTTAGCTGCTGGACTCACAACTGCATTGACAGTTGGAGGTACTTACGCTGCTACTAGTGCATTAGCAGGTGGAGGTGGAGAAACCCAAACACAAGGATTCTCTGGTGGTGGATTAGCAAAACCACCAAAAGTAGAACCACTTCCTAAAAATGCAGAGAGAAACCAGGGAATGTCTGGTGCTCAGAAGGGCATGGTATTTGGATCTTTATTTGGTCCACTTGGAATGGCTGCCGGTGCTGGTATTGGTTCTTTGTTTGATAATTTTGGTAATAAAAAAGATGATACTGTAAAACTATCTTCTCCTGCAAAAGTAGAACTTGAAGTTTCATCTGGAACTGACGGTGAGGTAGATGGTCCTGGTGGAACTGATAAAGTACCAGCAATGCTTACTGCTGGTGAGTTTGTTATGTCCCGTGGTGCCGTACAAAAGTATGGTGTTAAAGCACTTGAAGGAATGAACGCTGCTGGTGGAGGAACTAATCTACCAAAAATGGTGAAGGATAAAGTTTATGCTGCAGGTGGTGGATATATTGGTAGAGGAACTGGAGCAGGCAGTCCTGGTGGGGGATATGGAGATAATAGAGGATACGCCACAGGTTCTATAACGAGTGATCCTTTAGGTGCCCTTGATAGAATACTTGGGCAATCGAGTGGCGGTAGAGTTAGATTACCTGGTGGAGGAGAGCAAGATAGTAAACCAAGTAGTTCGTCACCTAAACCAAGAGTGCAACCGAAGGATCCAGTTATACCTTCATCCTCCAATAAACCACCGTCATCTTCAGAGCAGGAGACTTCAAAAGATCAAAAAGCAGATGGTATTCCAGAGAGAATGTTAAAGAGTCCTACATTCAGAGACTCTGGTCTTCTTTATCTTAGGTCAATGCTGGGTGGACTAGGTGGACCCATCACAGAGAGTCAACTTTCTGAAGCATCTAGGGTAGAATTAAATAATGCAATCGCAAGGGCTAAACAGAGAACTAGTAGTGAACTTGCATTTGCAGAGAAACAACTACAAGAAGCAAAAGATGGAGGATTTAATAAGCAAATACTTGCAGAAAGGCAGAGTGTTCGTGATCGTCTGAAGCGAGGCGAAGTACGAGTTCTCTATCAAGACTACTATGATGGAAATGATGAGAAAAATATAACTCCAGCAGCAGAAAATGCTAAGAGTATTCTTGGTAAGTTCTGGGCAACGTCTACCGAAAAGGGTGGGTATAGAGTTGTAAATGAAAAATATGACTTCGTTGAGATGCCAGATCCTATGGCAGTTTTGCGAGGAGATTCTTCTGGTGTCTCTAAAGGAGCAAAAGCAGGTGAAGACATTACTCTTCGACAGAAACTTCAAGCATTACATCAACTTAATCCTCTCGCAAGATCGATGAATGTTGATATGATTCTTGGTGAAAAACCAAATCCAAAAAGAGATCTTGGTAATATTATGAAGTATACGATTGGTGGTATTGCTGATCATTTTACCGGCAATTTATTTGATTTTGATCAGCAGGGTGGTAGAAGTTTGATGAATCCTTCTGGCAAAAAAGAAGAGAAAGCAAGAGAAAAAGTTGATAAACAACTCTCAACACTTCAGGGCATGTCTAAGCAACAGGTTTTGAATGCTCAGAAGTATGCAGAATCTAAAGGAAAATATTTTTCTAGCACAGATGGGAGGACTTATGAGAGTTATCAAGCTGCTGTAGATGCTCAGAAATCAACATCTGCTACACCTGTTGCTCCTGCAAAACCTGCTTCTTCTGCAAAACCTGCTACTCCCTCCATGAGTCAAGCAGAGGCATTAAACGCACAAAAATATGCAGCATCAAAAGGTAAATATTATTCTAGTGCAGATGGAAAGACTTATCCTAATTATCAAGCTGCTGTAGATGCTCAGACAAAATTCCATAAAGGTGGAATGGTGATGGGACGAAACAAACCAAAAATCAGTTCTCCCGAAGCACCAATGCAAGCTAAAGTATCAGTCATTAGAATACCAAAAACAAAATCTAATGATAGTCTTCCAGCACCACGCGGGGGATCTAGAACTCCTGATATCAATGCTGGTAATGG